GCGGAAGATTTACTCACAGCTATAGAGATCTTGGAGAGGCAGAATGGCAGATAAAAGCGGCCGCGGCACTTATGCCATTACTGTCGATCCTTACGAGTTTAAGAATCTTCTCGGGCTACTCGGTTCGTTCCCCGCGGAGTATCAGCAACTAGTTCGCGATCGGGCGCAGCCTATGTCTCAGCGACTAGCTGGCCAGCTCATGATGAGCGGACTGTCTGCTCCAGCTCCACAAACGAAGCTAGTAGTCCAGACGATCAAGTCTCCACGCGATCGTCTTATTCGCGTCGACATTGGTGGCCCTAAGAAGGTCGGTCGTCCTTATGGCGGAGAAGCTTCTAAGAGCGGTAAGGGCGCAAAGGTTCGTCGTCAAGCTGCGCCAGCTGGCGCGCTGCTCTGGGGAACAGAGTACGGATCGCATGGCGGCGTCGACTCGATCGGTCGAACATTTACGAACAGATTTAAGACTCCCTACAATAAACGCGGCTACTGGATCGCTCCAGCGGTCGACTTCTACGTTCCAATCGTAGCTCGCGAGTATTCGCTCATGGTTCAGCAGATCGCTAAAGAATTAAGGCTGAACTAATGGCGGGCATTCCAAAGATAAAGATAACTTTCGACGCAGACTTCGACGAATTAAAGAAGGGCGTCAAAGGCGCGCAGAATGAAGTCCAAGGCTTCGGATCTAAGATGGGCGACTTCGCTAAAAAAGCGGGAGCTGCTTTCGCCGTAGCTGGAGCGGCTGCCGCTGCTTACGCTGGCGTTCTGCTCGTCGATGGCGTTAAGTCTGCGATCGAGGACGAAGCAGCTCAGGCTAAACTCGCCACGACTTTAGAAAACGTTACAGGCGCGACAAAGAGCCAGATCGCAGCTGTAGAAGATTACATAACTCAGACGGCACTCGCTAACGGCATTACGGACGATCAGCTTCGCCCAAGCTTGGATCGTTTAGTACGTTCCACTAAAGACGTCCAGAAAGCCCAAGAACTGCAGACCTTAGCCCTAGACATAGCCGCGGGAACTGGAAAAGATCTAAGCGCAGTCTCGGAAGCTCTGGGTAAAGCTTACGACGGCAATCTTGGCGCACTTAAAAGACTTGGCGTAGGAATCGATGAAAGCATCATTAAGTCTAAGAACTTCGACGCGGCAGCTGCGGCCTTGGCTACTACTTTCGAGGGCCAAGCTTCTAAGCAAGCCGAGACTTTCCAAGGCAAGATGGCCCGTCTTACTGTTGCATTTGATGAAGCGAAAGAGACTGTAGGTTCTTACGTTCTAGACGCGCTTACTCCGCTTATTTCTGGATTCGTGGATAAAGGAATCCCAGCGATTTCGGACTTCGCTAAGAATCTAGGCGAAACACTTGGGCCAGCGTTCGGTCAAATCTTTAAGGTTATTCGCGACGATTTACTTCCGATCTTGACTTCATGGTGGAAATTCCTTTACGAAGAGATAATCCCAGCGATCGGCAAGATAGTCGGGCCAATACTAGAAGGACTTAGATCTGCATTCGACAAGATTAAGAAAGCACTTTCGGATAACTCGGAAGAGCTAAAGCCATTCTTGGGATTCTTAAAACAGGTCTGGGAGTTTATTGATAAGTATCTAGCTCCGATTTTTGGTGGAGCGTTTAAGCTCGCACTAGAAGGAATCGGGACAATCGCTGCTGGCTTAGTTACGACATTCTCTAAATTGGTTGGATTCTTGACCAATACCTTTAACGCTGTAAAAAAGATTATCGACTTCTTAAAAAATAATCCTGTTACTAAATTGTTTACGGGTGCTTCTTTAGTAGGAGCTGGTTACAGCCAAGGATTAACTTTTGATGGAGAAGATGGTTCAGGTGGACGTTCTCCAATGAGTCCAGGAGCGACGAGGTCTACTTTACCGCCCGATCTTGCTCTTTTATCTAACGCACAATGGGACGAACTTTTTAACTGGGCGATCCGTAATGGATTTAATGCGTGGGAAGGTCGCGAAGGTGTAGGCATACCATTTGGAGAACATCTGGAAAGCATGAGCCGAGCTCTGGTCGCCTTTAACGCACAAAGAGCACAAATGCAAACAAATCCTACGCAAGCCATTACTATAAACATGGGAGTAGTTGGAGATCCAGAATCGGCAGCTCGAACTATTATCGATCTCGTTAATAAATCCCAAGCGCGCGGCACTTTAGGCGCGGGAGCGTTCTTACCAGTATGACTCTCTGGACTCCAGTCTGGAGCGTTCTTATCGATGGAGTCGAGTATAAGAACATAACTCTGGCGAATCTCACGATCGAATCTGGCCGCCGCGACATCTATCAGCAAGCGGTAGCGGGCTACTGTAGTTTATCGGTTCTTAACATCGACGATGATCCGATCACGGTAGAGATTAACTCTGGGATAACTGTCTTCGTGCAGAACTCCGCAGCTACTCCAGTGGCAATCTTCGGCGGCAGCGTGACAGACATTCTTACAACAGTGGAAAGATCTGGAACTGGCGGACTTGTCCAGACTATTAGCATTACAGCACTCGGCGCGCTTTCACGTCTGCCTAAAGTTCTTACCGAAGGCATACTGAGCAAGGACTTCGAGGGCGATCAGATTTACGACATACTTGACGGCATTCTTTACGGAGCTTGGAATGAAGTTCCAGCCGCTCTTACTTGGGCAGCTTATGACGCGACTACGACATGGGCTAACGCCGAAAATAGCGGAGTCGGAGAGATCGACCGTCCCGGGAATTACGAACTAACCGACAGAAGTGCAAGCGTTACAGATGCTTATTCTTTAGTCGCAGCTTTAGCTACTTCTGGACTTGGTTACATCTACGAAGATGGCCAAGGCCGCATCGGTTATGCAGACTCAACTCATCGCGGCACTTATTTAGCTGCGAACGGTTACGTCGATCTTTCCGCTTTAGACGCTTATTCCAGCGGTCTCCAGACATCGACTAGAGCGGGCGACGTTCGTAACGCGATTACGATTACTTATAAAAACGGCCAGCTAGTTACAGACGACGATCCCGCTTCCATCGCACTTTATGGATCACTGGCGCAGAACATTCAGACATCGCTAGAAAAGACAATCGATGCAACAAATCAGGCCGCGTTCTACCTAGCTCTTCGCGCTTACCCTAGAGCTAACTTCGAGTCGATTCGTTATCCGCTTGGCAGCCCTAACGTAACGGATTCAGACCGAAACGCTCTTATCGGAGTCTTTATGGGAATGCCTGTCAACATTACGGATCTACCTGTAAACATGGGGACAAACTTCCAAGGCTTCGTAGAAGGCTGGAGATTCTCAGCTGGCTATAACTCTCTGGCCGTCGATCTCTACGTTACGCCGATCTCTTATTCACTCGACGCGTTCCGCTGGAATGACGTGCCAGCTTCCGAAACTTGGAACACTCTTAGCCCTACACTTGACTGGATAAACGCGACAGTAGTCGCATAAAGGAGAAAACATGGCAACGACTACGCCTAACTTCGGCTGGAGTGTTCCGACTTCGACCGACTTAGTAAAAGACGGCGCGACAGCGATCGAGACACTTGGCGATTCTATAGACGCTTCTTTAGTGGATCTCAAAGGTGGAACGACTGGACAATTACTGTCCAAAAACTCTAATACCGACATGGACTTTACATGGGCGGCAGCTCCGACAAGCGGCGGAATGACATCTATTGCCAGCGGTACTCTGTCAGGTACGACAGTCTCGCTGACATCTATTCCAGCAACTTACAATGATCTCGTCTTAAGAATATTTGCTTTTGATTCAAATACAGACGATAAAATAGTAAAAATAACTCTTAATTCCGCAACTGGCGCAACTGATTATGTGCGAGGTCTGGCTTTTGCCGGAACGATGACTTCTGCTAGCGGTAACCCAGATTTAGCGGTTTTATCTGGAAGTGATGATGCTGTCTTAACTAATTTTATAGAACTTCGATTGCCAAGTTACGCAGATGCTTCAACTTACCAATTAATAAACATTCAATCATTTGGTGCTGACCCATCAACGACAACTTCATTGGTTTATATAAACAACGCAATAGGCGTTTATCGTGCCAATACTGCTATTACTTCCATACAAATCTTTCAAACTGATTTACCTTCATTTACTGGCGGTACTTATGTTTTATACGGAGTGAAATAATGACAACACAAATTAAGATCCACAATGTCGGGACAGGCCAAATTCTAGAACGCGAAATGACCGAGGGCGAATTAGCGCAGATAGAAGCAAGCCAAATAGCAGAACAGGCAGTCAAGGCAGCCGAAGCAGTTAAGGCAACTGCTAAAGCTGAACTATTAGCCAAGCTCGGTATTACTGAAGAAGAAGCTCGGTTACTTTTATCATGACGTACCCAATCGGAACAGCTGCGGCAGTCGTAGAAGTAGCACTGGCGGAAGTCGGTACAGTCGAAGAAGGCAATAATCTTACGAAGTACGGAAAGTTTACAAAGGCGGACGGCCTACCTTGGTGCGGTTCGTTCTGTAACTGGGTATTCCATACAGCGGGCGTAAAGATTCCATCTATGGTCTCAACAGCTGCGGGAGCGCATAAGCTAAAAGAAGTAAGTCGATTCGTAACCGAAGAGCCGAAGATCGGCGATCTTGCATTTATGGATTTTCCGCATGATGGCGTCGACCGTATTAGCCACATCGGAATAGTCGTAGGAGTTAAGTCGAAGACTGTTATCACGATCGAAGGTAATACATCGGGAACAGGCGATCAACGCAACGGCGGAATGGTCATGGTTAAAGAGCGCGCATTCGGGAGCGGTAAAGAAGTCGTAGGGTTCGGACGTCCTAAGTTCGTAGCTTACGCTGGCGACTATCCAGTCGTCGAAGTACCGACTCAATCGGCAGCGAAGCCGAAGATCAAGGAGAAGAAGAATGGAAAACTTAAAGGCATTAGCGGCAAGCTGGGCGCGTAGCTTCCTAGCTGCGGGTATAGCTGTTTACATGGCGGGAGTGACAGATCCTAAAGCGATTCTTACAGCTGGCGCGGCCGCTGTTTTACCTGTCATTCTACGATGGCTTAACCCTAAAGATTCAGCATTCGGGTTACAGGGGAAGTGACTCGGGTACTGCTCGCGGGAAGTCTGGCCTTAGTCCTTTCGGTCGGGCTTTCCGCTTGCGGGTACGATGGGTGGATTCGCTATGAGTGCCAAGAATACGAGAACTGGCAAAAGCCAGAATGCCAAGAGCCGCAGTGTATCCCTACTGGAACATGCACTAGCGACGTCCTTGGAGAAGAAGCTCCAGAGTCCAGCCCGACGCCGTAGTCCAGAAG